TCTCTTAACGAGGTAAAAAAAGCATATAATGATGGGAAAATAAGCTTTTATGAGGCTTCAAGTATCTTGGGCTTAAAAGTAAAATATGCTGAAAAATTTATTGCTATGTGATAAAAAATGCCCAGGCCGCAAGATAAAAAAATTGACAAGCTTAAACAAAGGGGGACAGAATAAATATAGAAATGGGAGGACAGAATAGAATGGAAATCGAAAAAGTTGAAAAAAAATCGAAAAAAAATCGAACTGTAGAGCAAAAGAAGAGGCAAATACCCAAGAAGCAAGCAATTATGATTGCGAGGGAACTCTTCCTTACAGAGGTAAATGGGAAGCACGCTTATTCATTGCAGGAGATTAAAGAGGAGTTAGATAGGCGAGGGTATACTGTGGGGACAACGACAATACACGACTGGGTAGAAAGATATGGCTGGAAGCAAGAATGGGAAGAAAAAGTGCTGGAAGGGGCCTCAAAGGCGCTGCAGGAGCTGAAGCAGGGGCTTGCAAAAGACGAGGAGCAGAAACAGAAACTTTTGGAAAGATTAGAAAAATTTCACGAAGAAAACTTCAAAGCACTTTACAGTTTGAAACTCAAAATTTTCAAGAGACTTTTGGAAGAGGAAGATATAGCAAAAATTCTGTCCCCCTCCGAGATGATTAAGCTTTTAAGTCTGATTTTGGAGTACGAGGGTGAAATAGAAAGCAAACTGAGGGTTAAACTGGAGGGCGAAAAAGATTTCATTATCTGCTGGGGCGATGGAACAGAAGCTTAAATATGCTCTCTATACTCCTCACCCGGGACAGCTACAAGTACACAACGACCCCACACGCTTCAGGATTGTTGTGTGTGGCAGAAGATGGGGGAAAACTTGGCTCGCAGTGAACGAAATAATTAAGGAGCTACTAAAAAATCCTGGAGTAGGGTGGTGGGTTGCTCCCGTCTACCAACAATCTTTGCACGGATACGAAATAGCAGTGAAGAACTTAAATAAACTAATCAAGAAAAAGTGGGACTTTTTGAAAAGAATTGAGCTCCTGAATGGCTCTATAATAGAATTCAAATCAGCGGACAATTATGAGAACCTGAGAGGTATCGGATTAGACTTTCTTGTTATCGACGAGGCAGCAAGAGTGAAAAGAGAAGGATGGGAGCAAGTACTGCGCCCCACGCTGGTGGATAGAATGGGGAGGGCGCTCTTTATTAGCACGCCGAAGGGCAAGAACTGGTTTTACCATCTATACTTGTTGGGCTTGGGGGGCGATAAACAATACAAAAGCTTTCATTTTCCCAGCTATACAAACCCTTTTTTATCAAGAGACGAAATTGAAAGTTTGCGGCTGACCCTCCCTTCGGACGTCTACACACAAGAAATAGAAGCAGAGTTTTTAGATATGTGTTCGTCTGTGTTCAAGAATATACGTGCATGCGTAAAGGGGGTGCTGGAAGAGCCGCAGCCTGGAAGAGAATATCTAATAGGCTGGGACCCTGCTAAATATCAGGATTTTTCTGTTATTATAGTTATGGACTTGTATAGGAGGCACGTCGTAGGCTTTGAAAGGCTGCAACAAATAGACTATTCTTTTCAAATCCAAAAAATAGAACTGATTGCTAAAAAGTACAACAATGCTAAGATAATTGTAGATTCTACAGGAGTGGGCGACCCGCTCCTTGAAGCTTTAGAAAGGAGGGGGCTGGATGTGGAAGGGGTAGTCCTGACGAATACCTCGAAGAAGCAGCTAATTGAGAACCTTTCTCTTGGAATTGAGCAGCAGGAAATCAGTTTTCCAGAGATTCCAGTACTGCTAAACGAACTGGAAATCTTTGAATATCAAATTACTCATGCAGGAAACGTAATTTACTCTGCACCCGAGGGCTACCACGACGACTGCGTACTTGCATTAGCTTTGGCGTATTGGGGTTGTAGAGAAAAGAGGGAGCCGCTCATGATATGGTAAAGAGGAAGGACGCCTACAAAAAGCTCGCCGCTCATGATATGGTAAAGAGGAAGGACGCCTACAAAAAGCTCATTGAGGCAGAACTTTATGCGCTCGAGGACACGAAAGATTTTCTAAAAAGGATGGAAGAGGGCGAGATGAGAGAGCTCACTCCTACCCTTTTGCAGCTGAGGGTTGTCAGGAGGGCGTATGAAATAGTCGACGCAATTGAAAAAGTGCTGGATGAGAGGGAGGAATTTAGAGAGATATATGAAAAATTTTACAAGAAAAGAAGGACATGGGTGCGGGCATGCATGGAGATGCATAGGAGCAAGAGCGCTTTTTACACCTGGAGGGAGCGCTTGATAGAAAGAATATGCGAAGAGCTGGGATTAATAGAGCTAAAGAAGTAAGGAAGGAAAAAAAATGGAAAGGAAAAACCTAAACAAATTCTACCATGGAAGTATGGGAATAAAAGATAGATGGGCAGTAATAAAATCAGTTCTCACAGGTAGTACACCAGGATACGGTGTGTCAATACTCTCTCTTAATAAGACACCGCTTAAGAGAAGCAAGTACGAGATTCTTAAAAACCTTGAGGACTATCCTATTCTGTTCGCAGTGCTTAAAAAGATAGCAGAGAACGTAGCAAGCGTGCCACTGAAGTTCTATGTCGTGCGTAAGGACGGAAAACCGCAGAAAGTACCGCTCACGTATCTACGTTCCAAGCAAATGAGAAAGAAAATCCTAAAAAACGAAGGTGCAGAAATTGAGGAGCTCCTTGAACATCCGATTATTTCTCTACTCGATAACGGAAACGAGTATATGACAGGAAGGCAAATCCTAGAAGTTACACAAATGCATATAGACCTTCTCGGAGAAAGCTTTTGGCTTCTTGAAAGAAACGACCTCGGAGTTATCGAGAAAATTTATCCCATACCACCGACATGGGTAACAAGCGTACCTGACGCAGACAGACCTTTTTATACCTTACAGATGGGAGAAGTACGAGAAATACCTGCGACAGAAGTAATTTGGTTCAAGCAGGTTTCTCCTAAAGACCCGTATGGACGTGGCCTTGGATTTGGAGATGTGCTTGCGGACGAATTAGATGCGGACGAGTTCGCAAGCGAGCATACAAAAGCATGGTTCTATAATAGGGCAAGACCTGATATTTTGATAACCGCACCAGGTCTAACAAAAGCAGATACAGAGAGACTTGAGCAAGACTTCCAAAACAAGCTAAAGGGTTTTTGGAACTGGTTCAAGCCTTACTTCATGAATGCAGATGTGAAGATACACCAACTTTCGCAGAGTTTTGAAGGAAACGACGTAATAGAACTAAGAAAATTTGAGAGGGATATGATAATAAACTGCTTAGGGGTGCCACCCGAGATTTTGGGAATTGTAGAAAATTCCAACCGTGCAACTATCGAGGTTGCGGACTATATCTTTGCAAAGCGAGTAATAGAGCCTCGCCTTGAATTTCTAATCTCTATTTTGCAAGAGAAACTTGTACCGAACTTTGACGAGAAAATAATAATCGACTACGAGGAACTCACTACTACGGACTGGGACATAAAACTTGAGGCAGGCAAGATTGCACCATGGAGTCTGACCTTAAACGAATGGCGTGAAATTATTGGACAACAGCCTGTAGAGGGCGGAGATGTTTTTATGTTGCCATATAACCTCGTACCGCAAAATATCTCTTCGCAGAGTACACCGCAAGAGCAGAAGACAAAAAGCCCAAGGAGAATAAAAAAACTAAGCGAAAAAGAAGTCTACGAACTTTTAGAAGCGGTAGATGAGTGGCACATCGCCTATTACGTACATCCCGTTTATAAGAAAATAATCGAAGAGTTGGGGCAAGAAACAATGAACAGCATAGGACCTGGGCTTTCTTTTAATCTCTTAGACCCAAGGATAACACAGTTCTTAGACGAACAGGCTGGTATCTACATAAAGAGTGTGCAGAACATAAACGAAACAACAATAAAACAGCTACGAGACGAACTAATAGAAGGAGTACGAAGCGGAGAAAGTATATACGACCTTTCTAAAAGAGTGAACAAGGTATTTGAGGACGCAAAGGGATACAGGGCAGAAAGAATTGCAAGAACAGAAACGCTGCGAGCGTTCAATTTTGCACACTACACAGCCTTTGGGCAGGCAGGCATAGAGTACCATGAATGGGTAGCAACAAGAGATGACCGGGTAAGAGACTCGCATCTTGCGACTGACGGACAAGTAGTAGGTGTAGGAGACTATTTCACGCTTGGTTCTGGTGCAAGAGCGCTTTACCCAGGTGACCCATCTTTACCACCTTCAGAAAGTATTAACTGTCGTTGTACCCTTGCTGCAGTAGTTGGAAAAAGGACAATGCTTGACACTGAGGAGAAAAGGGTAAAGTACTGGTGGGAAAAGGAAAAGAGGATGGAGCAGTACGACAAACTCTTTGAACGAGCAATTAAGAAGGCATTTCAGAAACAGCAGGATGAAATTCTTGCAAAACTAAGACAACTCTGGAGGATGGAAGAATGAGCGAGCTCATAAGAAAGCAATTTCTGACTACAAGAGAAGACCTCGGAGAAAGAAGGCTGCAGTTTGTGATAACGACATCAGCAAAGGATAGGGATAACGACACGATAAATCCGCAAGGTTGGGGGTTTGACAATTATCTTAAAAATCCAGTTGTGCTTTTTGCTCACGACTACACAAAACCAGCTGTTGCAAAGACAATAGACTTGCGAGTAGAAGGAGACAAGGTCGTTGCAGTTGCTGAGTTCCCTACGCCTGAAATTTATGACTTTGGCTATACGCTCTACCTTCTTTACAGAGAAGGCTTTATGAATGCGGTTTCTGTAGGATTCATACCGCTTGAGTTTAAACAACGTGACGACGGCTACGACTACATTAAGCAAGAGCTTCTTGAATATTCTCTTGTGCCAGTACCTGCAAACCCTGAAGCGCTTGTTGTAGCAAGGTCTAAAGGGATAAATTTAAAACCTCTTTACAAAAGTATTCTCGAGATTATGGAGAAAGACGAAAAAATCTTAGGAAAGGAGGAGTTCGAACAAATTGAGATGGCCATGAAAGAAAAAGAAACAAAATCAATTGTGGTTTCCAAAGGCGTGATACCATACAAAGAAACACCGCTTGCAGACCCAGACGAGCCTTGGGACGGACCTGCAGAGGTACGAGAGGCAGACGTAGAAGACCTAAAGATTATGTGTACCTGGTACGATTCTGAAAAGCCAGACATAAAAAGTAGTTACAAACTACCACATCACAATCACAAGGCTAAAGGGCAGCATGCGTGCGTATGGCGTGGCGTAGCTGCTGCAATGGCTGCACTTCTAGGAGCGAGGGGAGGGGTAAAGATTCCTGACGAAGATAGAAAAGGAGTATACAACCACTTAGCAAAGCACTACAAAGATTTTGACAAGGAACCACCTGAATTTAAGGAATACACAGAAGAAGAGCTAAAACAACTTTTTCCAGAAGTGTACGCAGAAAATCTCAAGGCAGGTGACGAAGTATACGAGGAAGTTTCCGAGACTGTAGACAACACTGTAGAAGAGCCTGTAGGGGAAACTGAAAAAGCAGAAGAACAAGCCGTAGAAAAAGTAGAAGTAGTAGAGAAAGTAGGTAGAACGCTTTCGAAAGCGAACAAAGAGCGCATAAGGAAAGCAGTACAACTCTTAGAGGAGGTGTTGGCGCAACTCGATGAGCAACAAAAAGAGGAAGAAGGACAAAAAGAAGAAAAAGAAGAAATAAGCGAGGACGAGATACGTAGCATAATAAAGCAAACAATACAAAAAGAAATAAACAAAGTCTTAGGCAAAATCGAGTAAGGAGGAGGGCGTATGGACAGGGAAAAGCTAAAGTCAATTATCGAAGAGGAAGTTAAGAGCTCCTTAGAGGAGATTAAGAAAACTAAAGAATCTCCCAAAATTTTTCTAAAAAGAGGTGAGGAAAACAAAATGGACAAAGGCTTAATTTTCGGTAGAATAGTAAGAGCTCTCGTAGCAGGAAAAGGAGACCCAGAGAGAGCACAGTGCGTAGTAAGGAAAGCGTGGCAAGATGACGGCTACAACGATGAGGTAATAAAAGCTCTAGGTGCAGACCTCGGACCTTCAGGAGGGTATCTAGTACCACCTCAATACTCCCAAGAATTAATCGAGCTTCTCACTGCAAAAGCTGTCGTACGTAAGATGGGAGCACAAAGCTTACCACTCCAAGGTACCTTGCCAATACCCAAATTAGCGAGGGGAGCAACTGCATACTTCATAGGGGAGAATCAAGATGCTCCAATATCTGAGCCAGGATTTGACCAGATTGTCTTGTCAGAAAAAACACTTGTAGCCATGGTACCGATTTCCAACAAACTAATAAGGCTCTCTTCCCCTAAAGCAGATACCGTAGTAAGAGATGACTTAATAAACGCAATAGCCTTAAAAGAAGACGCAGCATTCATAAGAGGTAGCGGAACTGAGTACACTCCTAAAGGTTTGCTTAACTGGGCAGCATCAGGGAATAAGTTCGGTATCTCTGGTAGCGCAGTAGCCAACGTAGTAGCAGACCTACAAAAAGCAATAAACAAGCTTGAAAGCGCTAACGTATCAATGACCAAACCAGGATGGCTCCTGCATCCAAGGGTAAAGAACTTCCTACTGAGCCTTATCAACGCAAACAATCAATATATTTTCAAAGATGAAATGCTAAAAGGGGCACTTCTGGGCATTCCATTCGCTGTAACAACTCAGATACCTGCCAACCTTGGTACTGGTAGCACCGAATCTGAAATTTATCTCGTAGACTTCAATGAATGTATTATCGGCGACGGTATACAATTCGAGATACAAGTATCTACTGAGGCTACATATGTAGCAAGTGGTAATCTTGTTTCTGCATTCTCTAAAGACCAAACCCTCGTAAAAATAACCTCTACAGTAGACTTTGCAGTAAGACACGATGAAGCAGTTGCAGTAATACAACAAGTAACTTGGGGAGCCTAATTAAATAAAAAGGAGGGAGAAAAATGCTAATAAGTGACATAGGAAATGAAATAAAAGTAGTAAGAGCCATTGCACCACAAGTTTCCTCAGGGGGAAACATTACAGGGGCCACAATAGATAGAAGTGATTTCTATAGTGCAACACTCTTTGTAGATGTTGGGACAGCTTCTGGAAGTCCCACATCTCTTACGGTAGACTGCAAACTACAAGAGTCAGATGATGGAACAACCTTCGCAGATATACAAGGAGCTACAATTTCTCAAATTACTGCTGCAAATAAACAAGCAGAGCTAGACATAAACTTAAACGGCAGGAAAAAATATATAAGAGCAGTAGCAACAGTAGCATTCAGCGGTGGTACTTCTCCTACTGTGCCTGTATCAGCAGTGGTTGTGCTCGGTGGCTCTGTAAAGAATCCAGTATAGAGGTGATAACATGCTTGTAAGATTTTTGCGGGCATACGGAATATACAACGCAGGAGAAGTAGCAGGATTTCCCTATGAAGAAGCACAAAGACTTATAAAACTCGGTGTTGCAGAAGAGCTAAAAATTGCACAGAAAAATGTAGAAGAGCCAAAAGAAGACAAGATGGTAAAAGGGGCTAAGGTGAAGAAATGAACTACGTGCAGGTAGTTTCCCCACCTACAAACAGAAAGCTAACTACCTTAGAGGCTGTGAAGACAGAGCTCGAGATAACAGATACATCGCAGGATGTGTTTTTACTTTCTCTAATTGAAGAGGCAAGTAGTATGATACGAGAGTACACAGGTAGGGAATGGGCGCAAGCAACATACATAGAATACGTTGCAGGAGTGAACAACTTTAGTCTCGTGCTTAACAACTTCCCGATACAAAACATAGAGTACGTTAAGGTATACGGCAGGGAGATAGACAAGCTCTACTATCTTGTAGATAAAGAGGCAGGAATACTGTTTAGCAGTTTTGGTTGGGGAGCTACCTTCTTGCTTATGGCAGGATTTTCCTCACCTATTCCAGCAGGTATTGTGCCAACCTACGAAGTGAAATACACAGCAGGATACGTTTTGCCTGATGATACAGGGGATGGCGAGAAGCTACCCCCTGTAATAGAACGAGTTTGCAAGGATTTGGTGAAAATCTTGTATTTTGCACGAAAAAGGGACGATGCAGTGCAAAGCGAAAGGCTCGGAGACTACTCCGTATCCTATAAGGAAAGCAAAAAAATGGAAATCCTACATCTTCTAGACAGGTTTAAAAGAGTAATATGAGTGTTGCAGAGTTTTTTGTAACCACAATCTACATAAAACGAGAAACAGGAAAAGATATGTACGGACGCAGTACATATCAGACTCTAACGGCTAAAGCGAAGGTAGAAGAAAGCATGGAGAAAAGAGTCACAAGGGATGGCGAGCAGTATATATCGTTCACGACAATCTACACGGATACGGAGCTAAGAGCAGGTGACCTAGTAAGCATAAACGGAACGGATTTTTTGGGGCTTTTTGATGTTGACGTGGCAAGGAACAAGGCAGGAGAAGTTGTCTTTTACAAAGGCTATGCAATGAGGGGGGTTTTCTAGAATGTTTAAACTTGATATCGAAGGTATAGACATCGTATCGAAAAACTTAGAAGGCAAGCTTGTAGAAGTAAAGCTTGTGCTTAAAGATGAAATATACCATATGGGTCAGCACTTACGTAGCGAAAGTGTCAAGCAATGTCCTGTTGATACTGGAAGACTGCGAGCTAGTGCAACAGTTACTCCTGTAAAAGAGGAAGGAGATACTTTCTACGTCGAGGTAGGATATGGAACGGACTACGCAATCTACGTGCATGAGAGAACAGAGCTACGACACAAAGTAGGAAAGGCAAAAT